AAAGTAAAAATTTGCCTTTTTATTAAAAATTTATAGTGTAGTTTTAAAAGGAGGTGAATACAATGAGCAATCTACAAGTAGATGAAGCCTTACTACAATTAAAAGAGGCTTTGTATAAAGGTGCTGAATTAGTAAGCACTTATACACACACACCGACTGCAAGGTCAGTTTTTTCGCCTGAAAATTTAGACGAGAAAATTAAATTCTTAGTTCCAATTGATACTCCTTTAAGAAATCGTTTTCCGAGAGTTAAAGGTTTTGGTATGCATGCGGAATGGAAGAAAATGACTTCTGGTTTACATGCTAAGTCTCATCCAGCTACTCACGTGGGAACAGGAACAGGTACGACTATCGCTTTTGCTGATGCTGCTGCTCCTGGAGAAACTCAACAAACTTATGCATCTGCGGTTGCCGCATATAAGCTTTTGGGTAGAAGACTGGAAGTGGGTGGTTTAGCTCTGGCTGCGTCTCGTGGTAGAGCTGGTGAGCCAGATATGCAGAAAAGTCGGGAAATTGCCAAATCTTACGAGGTCATGTTAGGTGAAGAAGAATTAATTATTGCTGGTGATGCTGCTATTGTTACAACTGAATTTTCTGGTTTGAATAAACAGATCACTACCAATTCTGGTAACTGTGCCTTCGTGACTTATTCTGGAGTTGGCAACTGGGCACAAACTATATATGGTAAAGGAGGTAATCCAACTGCCTTGGTTTTATCACCAAGACAATTACAGGCACTTTCTGATGATTTGCAAAAATCTGGAACCGTATATCAGGCTGCTGTTGCTCAGGGTGAAGTAGGAAAAGTGATTGCTGGCTTTGCGGTCAGCAAGTTAATCAACCCCGTTACCTCATCCTTGATTGATTTAATTCCTTCAAGGTTTGTTGGTTATGGCGGTTTGCTCTTAACTGAAAAGTCGCCAGGAGGCGATGTCTGGATCGAGATGGATGAATTAATCCCGATGTCTCGTGTGGACGTTCCTTCTACTACTTTCTCTTATGTCAGTTTCATTTTGGAAGCGTTAGCTTTGAAAGTGATTGGAGAACCTTTCCAATTGGAATTTACGACTAAAGCATAAGATTGAAGTTATTACTGTTGGGCTTGATGATTCGTTTCTCTCGCCCAACAGAAACGAATAGTAATAACTTTATAAACTTAAGGAGAAAATGAATGGCATCAACTTTAGGTTACACTACAGAGCAAAATCTGGAAAATTTGCTCCTTGTTGATATTGATAGTTCTTTTAGCAGCCAGATTGATACCTGGATTAATGCCTCTGAACATAGGGTAAATAATTATCTTGGTTTTACGACTGCTTCTGGGTTATGGAATGAATCAGTTGTCAGCGAAAAGAATGATTGTCGGGTAGATGGGGATGGGAATTTGGTGATTTATACCAGAAAAAGACCAATTAATTCTGTTTCAGCTATCAGCATTATTAAAGGAACTGACAGTATTGATCTTGATTTGACTGACAGTACGGGTGCTACCAGATATATTATTCCTGTTCAAGGGAATGTAATCGTTTATCCTACTTTTGAATTATCTACTACTAGTTCCACGACGCTTTACGGCTTCATGCAAGTTAAATACTCCAGATTTTATACTAAGGTCAGTTATATTGCTGGTTATACTTCTATTCCTGAAGATATTCAGCTGGCAACCACTCTGTTTACAGCAGACACCTTTATGAGACAAGCAAATAAGGAGAACTTAGTCTCCATAAGTCAGGGAAGAATTACTAAAAGGTGGCAGGAATTAAGAGATGGAGAAAGTAATTATATCAGGGAGGCTAAAGAAATTTTGAACCATTATAAAATCGCCAGTGGATACTGGTAAATAATGAAAAATATAAAAATAAGTATTGCTATGAAAAAAAGATTTATAAATAAAGAAAATCATCCTATGTTTGGAAAACATCATACCCAAAAGTCTAAATTAATAATTGGTCAAAAATCAAAAGCCAAATGGGAAAATCCAACAAAAAAAATGATAGAAGGAAATAAAAAACAGGCTGATACAAAAAAGAAGTTATACAGAGAAGGAAAACTTGTGGCTTGGAGTAAGGGATTGAGAGGAATAAAGACTAAACCAAATGGAATACCAGCTTGGAATAAGGGACTTAAAGGAATTTATAAAGATTCCGAGGAAACTAAAAGAAAAAAAGCCAAAGCTTTTTTGGGGAAAAAACATTCTATGGAAACAATAAAAAGACTTTCAGATATGAAAAAAGGATCAAATAATCCAGCCTGGAAAGGTGGTATAACTCCTGGATATTTATTGGAAAGAAGATCTTTAAGAAATAGGTTATGGAGAGAATCTGTTTTTGGAAGAGATAATTATATTTGTCAAATAAGTGGGGAAAAGGGAAACTTAAATGCTAATCACATTAAAAGATTTGTTGATCATTTAAACTTGAGGTATGAAATAAATAATGGGATTACTTTGTCTAAAAATTGTCATACTGGTTTAGTTAATAATCATGAATTGGAATGGGAATCTTATTTTAATTTTAATTTAGAAACTAGGGGATTCTTGGAATCAGAATTTATACCAATTTATCTGGATGAAAAAGGAAAAAGATTATGATCCTAGACCGAGTAGTAGATATCGCACGTTTACAAAAAGATAGTACTAACACCAATAAAGAGTCGTATGTAAACTATACGCCTTTGGCGGCTACAAGTTGCAATATTCAACCTGCCAGTCCTGAAGACACAGTGATGGCTAATGGTTTATTTGGTCAAACCTATACTTGTTTTACTACTGCCAGCGGGATATTGGAGGGAGATAGGATAACCGTCAGGGAAACAGGAGAAGTACTTAGGGTAAAGGGAAAAACTAATTGGATGAGTCCTGACCTTATCAGCCATATTGAATTATTATTAACTGAATTTGAAACAGCGGAGTAAAAAATGCCTGTTATTATCACTCACACCATCGAAGAAAAAGCAACAAAAAAATTAGGGAATGTGATGAGCAATTTACCATATATTGTGGAAACTGCTTTAGATCAGGCAGCAGGGGAAATACAGGGAAGAATGAGGGATGAAGCACCCCAGGCAACTGGTGCTTTAAAAAGTAGCATTTCGGTTGTTCCAGGAATGAATATGTTTGAAAGAATTATTAAGCCGATGGTGGATTACGCTTTTTATAAAGAAACAAGAGATTTTGTGCCACAAAGAATGCCACCAATGGAAAGAATTATACAGTGGGCCAATGCAGTAGGGTATAACAATAAATTTGCTTTTGTTTTAGCCAGTAGAATTAGGGATGCTGGTTATCCATCAAGACCATTTGTAAGACTTACTTATGAATGGGCTAGAGGACAGATGCAAAAATGGTTTTCTAGTATACCCTTGAAAGCTAAAATTAGTTATGAAGCAGGTTAATTATGTCTATAAATACAATTAAAACTCAACTTTTAAATACCCTTAATGCGATGGGAACTCTGAAAGCTGCCTACGGCAGAGAGACAGGCAACCCAAGTGGTAATTATCCTTATGCTACCTTAACTTTAAGAGATGGTGATGGGGAATTTGCTACTACTAAACATAATTACCGCAGACATGGTTTCTGGATTAGGGTATATCAGGAACAAAGTAAACAAGGACAAGGAGTGCAGGGAGCAGAAGATATTTCTGTTTTAGTAATGGATGAACTTTATAAAGCTCTTGATATGAATACAACTTTATCTGGCAGTTGTAAGTTTGTTAAGCCAATAAACTTTGATGCATCTTATGTTAATAGGGACTTAGATATGAGAGTTTTAGAAATAAAAGTTGATGCCCATGATGTGGTATCAGCAGCATAAAAATATGATAAACAAAAATACAATTTTGAAAGGGGGTGAAAATTAAATATGGGAAATATTAATATAGGTAGACTTGGAAGTCTTGGTATTGCTCTGGAAACAGTGGCAGGAACACCAAATACAACTATGTCTGCTTATTTGAATTACTCTGATGGTCCTACTTTACGAGGACATCAAGAACCGATTGAAAATATCAGTGCTAAAACATCAAGAATTATGGATACTGATTCCGTTGGTGGGAAGAAATGGGGAGAAGGAGATGTCCAGATTTTAGCTGATACTCATTTAGCTGGCTATCTTTGGAAGTTGGCTTTGGGGAATGAGCTTTATACAACTGGTACGCCATCTCAACATCTTTTTTACCCATCAGTTTCAGGTAACACTCCTAAAACTGCTACTTTAATTTATAGCAGAGGAGATACTGATGTAGAACAATATGCCATGTCAGCTATAGATGAATTGACGTTTGAAGTGGCTGATGAATATGCAACATTGTCAGCTTCATTTATGAGCAAGTTTCCAACAACTGGAGCAGCCCAGACAGTCACTACGACTTCTGGATACCAATTTGCTTTTAAGGACTATTTTGTCCAGTTTGGAGGAACTTTAACCTTGGCAAGTACGGCAGCAACGACACCTTTATCTGATTTTAGTTTGACAATTGCTAATAATGCAGAAACTATTTACAGGAGTCAAAGTGCAGATGTCTCTGCTCTTAGAAGCAAAGGATTAAGGGTTTCTGGAAGTTATACCTTGTTCTTTGATGATGTGATAACAAGAGATGCTTATTATGGTCTTAATAAAAGATCCATGATTTTAACAGCATCTGGAAATATTATTGGCAGTGCAACAGAAAGTTTCAGAATCAGATTAGCAGAATTCAGGCTTGATGAGGCGGAAGTCTCAACTGGTCTGGATGACTTTTATACCATAAAAGCCAACTTTGTCGCCGAAGACGATGTTGACGCTGTTGGTACAAGACTATGTGATGTTTTGCTGACAAATGATAAGGCGAGTTTATACGCCTAAAAATTAATTAATAAAGTAATTAAGAAAGGAGAAATGAAAATCGTCCATATAAAGTGGAAAGAAATACTAGTTAATTAGACTAGTATTTCTTGTGTTAAAAAATTAATAAATTAAAAATCCGCCTACGCTAAAAGCTACGGCGAGACAAAGGAGAAAAAATGGAGATACCGACAATTGAATTAAAATTACCAAAAACTGGTTACGCTATTGTTATAAGACAGTATTTAACCATTGGTCAGTCAAGAGATTTGCAAAAAATCCTATTGGCTGAAGGAAGTTTTAATACAGAAACTAATAAGTTTGAGAATTTCTCGACTAAAACTTTCTTAACGATGCAGGATAAGGCAGCAGAATACCTAGTTAAAGAATATAAGGATGAAAAAGGAATAATACAGCCTTTTTCTCAAGAATGGCTGTCTAATTTGCCAGTAGATGATGGTAGTTTAATCTATGAAAAAATCAATGAGTTGACTAATGCGTCGACATTGACAAAAGAAGCAAAAAAAAAATTGTAAAAGAGATAATTAGAATTTTATATGGCGGTAAAGGAGTATCATCAGAGTCATATCAAAGATACATTATCTGTAAAGAATTTGGCTGGGATTTCTATACTTATGAGTCACAACCGACCTGGTTTATAGAAGAATTAGCAATCATTATGAACCAAGAAGCACAGAAAGAAAATAAAGAGGTTGACAAAATGAAAAGAAAAAGTGCAGTTAAGCCATCAAAAAGGAGATAAAAAATGGCAGGTGAAGATATATTAATACGGTTAGGTGTTGCTGGTGTTGATCAAGTAGAAGCAGCAATGAAGACTGCCTCTAATGCAATTGGCGGTATGGTTTCTGGTGCCAAAAATATGTTTACCAAGATGGTAGACGATGCCAAACTTGCTAGTGCCGCTTTTGCCTTAGCCTTCGGAAAGATTGCTAATGATGCCATAAATGTGACTGCTGACTTTGAAAGAGTTGGCATTATGTCAAAGTATTTAACCAAGAGTACCGAAGAAGCCCATAAATTTACCCAAGCAATTGTTGCATTAGGTTTAGCAACTCCATTTAGTACTAAACAAATATCTGAATTGGGAGTCTACACTTTGGGACAATTTCGTGGGAATGTAGATTTAACCATAAAAGGAATGAATGCCTTGACGAATGCTACTTCTGCTACAGGTGGTGGTATTCAAGAACTTGATGGAATAACTAGAGCCATAACTCAGACTTTTATTAAAGGAAAACCTTCTTTGGAAGAATTAAATAGACAGATGGCTAATGCTAATATACCAGCATTAAGAGTATTATCAGAACATTTGGCCGATGGAACAGTAAAACTTAAAGGGTATACAGACGCTGTTGTCTCTACTGGTGGTCCTACTAAGAAAATGACGACAGCTTTCAAATCTGCTTCTGATAAATTACCAATTTTAGAAATGAGTCTTAAAAAAGCTCAAGCAGGATTAGAAGCATACAATAAAAAAAGCAATAAAGCTGTTGACACTACTTTGTCTCATGAAATTGCTGTTAAGAGAGCCCAGCAAGCTCTGGATAAAGCTAAAGGATCTGTTGATAATTATAATGCTGCTCTTGGCTCCAAAACTACGGTAACAGCCTTTCATAAAAGCACTGAAGAAATTATGTCTGATCTTCAGGATGTTGCCAGCATGGGAGTAACAGGTAAAGATACAGCAATTGCTTTTTTAGAAGCTTTAGAGTTGGAATATGCAGGAGCTAATAAAGTTGTTCTATCCACTTTCCAGGGGATGAGACAGAATGTTACTGATATTGTACAGATTATTACTGCTTCATTTATGGGGATGGATAAAAATCTGGAGATAAGAAAAGGTAGTATTTTTTATTATCTTAAACAGGGATTACAAGCATTTGTGGATTATCTTTTGGCAAATAAAGATAAATTCTCTGCCTGGGCTGATGATTTGTTAAAAAACAAAACAGCAATTTTGGCTATTGCAGGAGCAATTACTGGAATGTTAATACCTGTTTTAACGGTATTTATTAGTAAATTTACACCACTTGGTAAGTTAGGATTAATATTTACTGTCTTGGGAATAGCGATAGGATTACTTATTGAAAAGCTGGGTGGAATGCAGGTAGTTGGTAATAAGGTAAAAGGAACAATAGAAGATATTAAAACTGCTTTCCAAATACTAATTGATGTAGCACGTGGTTGGGACCCAGGAGCTTTAATGGATGATGCTACTTGGAATAAATGGAAAGGTTTTGCTGGAGTTCTGGAAAATATAAAAACAAAGGCTGAGGAAGCATTTAAAGCTATTAAAAAAGAAGTGATGGATTTTGGGAGAGAACTTGTAGGAATTCCTGCAAGTTTAGGACAGATGGATTGGTCAGTATTAAAGGAAAATCTTGATAGACAATTTGTTCAACCATTCAGGGATGCTATCAGTAAGATTAGAACAGACATGGCAGAATGGGTAACTGGTGGGCTTAAAATTCCTACTCCTTCTGCTGAAGAAATGGTTTTATGGGATAAATTTAGAGAAATCATGAAAACTATTGGTGATGCTTTCAGGAATATTGGAGAAGCATTTACAACATCTTTAGGACCAGCGTGGGAATCATTTCAGACTTCTTTAACAAAAATGATGCCTTTACTACAACAGTGGGCAGATATTTTTGCTGTTATCGGACCGCCGATTCTACAAGTATTAACACTTATCCTTGGGGCTTTTGTAGTGACCATAATAGGAATACTGGCTTTATTGGGAGGTCTTATTTCTGGGATAGCAAATGCTCTTGGTTCTATTATTCTTGGCGTAACCCAATTTGTAACAGGTTTTGTCCAGATATTTACAGGATTATTTACCATTCTTGGTGCCTTAATTACTCCAGATAGTGCACAAGGACAAAAAATAATAGAAGGTTTCAGGATGATTTGGCAAGGAGTTAAAAATATTTTTGAAGGATTTAAGAATACAATTTTTGAAACAACTAAAAAATTTATTGAGGGAGTAATTAAATTTTTCCAAGAACTTTATGATAAGATAATTGGGAAATCAATTATCCCAGATCTTATTAATGGTATCACTAAAGCTTTTGAATCCTTGCCTGGAAAAGCAACAGGTTGGGGAAGAGATTTAATTAATAATTGGATTACTGGGATTAAAGAAGCAGTCAAAAATGCTCCAGCAGGAATAGCAGCTAAAGCAAAAGAATGGCTTGGAATTTATCAGCATGGAGGAATTGTTCCTGGTCCAATTGGATCTCCGATGCCTGTTATAGCTCATGGAGGGGAAAGAATTGTTCCAAGATCAGGAGTAGAAGGTGGAGGCGGGGGTGGAGGAATAACAATTAACATTACGGGCTCTTTTGTTATAGACGATGATTCAAGAATTCAACAACTAGCAGATACAATTTCTAAAATGTTAGGGAGACAAAATGAATTATATAAATATGGTGTTGGTTAAAGGAGGTCAATATCTCTAGCCCTAGCTTTGATGGTTTCAGTCTACAAGATTCAAATTATATTATGAGTGAAATTACTTACAGAACTATTCCTGTAAGAGATCTTGTGATGGAGGCAATTACCAGAAAACCAGGGAAGAAACTTATATCTCATGAGTTTGCAGAACGCAGGATTAAAATGGCAGGTTTCATTTTAGGCACTGATGAAACAGATTTAACTACTAAAATAGATGCTTTACATAGCAATATTACTAGGAAAGAATCAGGCATATTATCCATTGACGCTAATCGCAGCATTGAAGCTACGGTAGCTTCTGTAGCTATTGGTGATCCTCATTATGCCCAAAATATTGTACCCATGGATATAGAATTTGTAGCTACCCAGCCATTTTATATGGGAACTCAGCAAACTGTTACTATAGCAATACCTGCAAATACAATTACTCAGACAATAACTTTAACTGTTTCTGGTTCAGTCTTTGCCGAGCCAACCATTATTTATAGTGCTGTAGCGGGAACAGGTGAATCTAATGTCCAAAGGATTGATATTGAATATGATCCAACAGGAGAAACTTTAACTTGGTCAGGCGGCGGCGATCCTCTTGACTTAGGAAGTTATGTTAAATTTGATTATAACAGCCAGATAATTCTTGAAGGAGCAGCGGAGATTGAACCAAGCGGTGTTTATTCTCGATTTGAACCTGGTGCTAGAGATATAATTCTTACTTTTCAAGGGACTACTACCTCTACTAGTTCAACGACTACCAGTACTAGTTCTACCAGCACATCAACTACCCAAACAACTACTAGCACTAGTTCTACCACAACTAGTTCTAGTACAACTTTTAGCGGTACAACCAGTACCAGCAGATCAACATCTACGACTACCTCGACTACCACAACTATTTATCCAGGAGCGGCAGGTGGAACATTAGAAATAATTTATAGACCAAGATATTTATAAAGGAATAATATGGCAACTTGGCTTCAAGAAGAACGATTTGGGGACGGGAGTGATGGGGATTATGCTCCCTCAACTGGGACAGACGCTCCAATAGATTCTTCCTGTTCTGGAACTGCCGCAACTACCAGTTTAACCGCTACTAATGTTAATTTTGCTGCTAATCAAATTATCTTAATCCATCAATCCAGAGGAACTGGAGTTGGTCAATGGGAACTGAATGTAATTCAAAGTTATACCGCAGGAACAATAACTACTAAATATAATCTGGCTTATACTTATACCGACTCTGGTGCTTCTCAGGCTCAAGTATTAGTTTTCAAACAATATTCTTCAGTTTTAATTGATACAGGGGTAACTTTAACGGGAAAAGGATGGAATGGAGACGTGGGTGGAATACCAGGCTGGATGTGTAATGGAACTACAACTATAACTGGGAGTATAAATGGCAATGCTTTAGGATTTAGAAATTATGGTACTCAAGGTGGAGAGAATAATGGAGGTATTCAAGGAGAAGGAACTGTAGGAACTGGAGGAATGACAAATGTGGCTAATGGAAATGGTGGTGGTGGAGGAGAACATAGTCCAGGAGGAGGTTCATGCACGGGTGGTGGTGGTGGTGGACATGGAGTTGTTGGAAGCAACTCAGGCGATACTGGAGAAATAACTGAAGGAATAGGAGGAGAGGCGGCAGGAGCGGCTAATTTGTCAACAATGGTCTTTGGTGGACAAGGTGGTGGTGGCGGTCGGCATACTGGTACTGCAGGAGAGGGTGGATATGGTGGAGCTATTATTGCAATCTTTACTGAAGACATTGCTATTACTGGAACAATTACTAGTAATGCTAATAATGGAAGTACTGCTACTGGTAATGATGCAGGCGGAGGTGGTGGAGGTGCAGGAGGTTCTGTTTTAATCAAATGTGATACAGCAACTTTAGGAACAAATTTAATTACAGTGGCGGCGGGAACACATGGAGAAGGTTATGCTGGAGGTCAACCTGGTGGTGATGGGGCAGTTGGAAGAATTCATCTTTCTTATCTTACTTCTTATACAGGAACAACTACTCCTACTTTAGATGTATCTCAAGATACAGAAATGAGTAGTACTTCTACTTCTACGTCAACCACGCAATCAACATCAACTAGTTTGTCAACCTCAACCAGTAGTACCACGACCTCTCAGAGTACTTCTACCTCCACAACCAGATCTACCTCAACCAGTAGCACCACGACCTCTCAGAGTACTTCTACCTCCACAACTCAGTCAACCTCGACCAGTAGCACTACTACCAGTTCTTCTCTTAGCACTACTACTACGACTTCAACTACTATTTTGCCTATTGGTGGTCTGGATTTTATAAGAAAACGGTTTGAATACCGTATTTTTGATGATGATATTTTTAAAGCCAGCTGGACAGATGAGGTAATTAATGAACCAAGGTTTAGAAATTCTATCAATAGCGGTCCTGGAGAATTAATTATTAGATTAAGTCGAGCTTTTGACGATTTTGGGGAAGATGATGACGTAAAACTTAATAATCGGGTTGACTTATGGGTTTATGATAGACAAGTACCTAATGGAAAACTAATTTATCGGGGATTTATCTCTGGATACAGACCAATCCTGGATGGGAATAAAGAATATGTAGAAGTTACTGCTTTAAATTATGTTTTTGAACTATCTCATTATATGTTGGAGGATGCTAGTGGTAATACTAAAGTTGCTTATCTTAGTTATGACCCATCAGCTATTTTAAGAGATGTTATTGTAAAATATCGGGCAAACGGCGGGACTTTAAACTATACTCCTACCTCAATTCAGAATACTAATACGACTGTTACTTATACCTTTAATACTAATACTGTCAGGGAAGCAATAGATAAATGTGTGGAACTTGCTCCTGAAGGTTGGTATTGGACTGTCGGGACAGATAGTATTATCTATTTTAAACCCAAAGAAGCTGTTTCTGCTCATAAATTCCAGATAGGAAGACATATTAGCAAGATGGAAACCTGGAGAAGAATAGAAGATGTAGTAAATAAGGTATATTTTACTGGGAATACAACTGTTTCTGGAACTGGACTGTACAGGAAATACAGCAATACTGGTTCTATCGCTTCTTATGGTATGCATGCTGTCAATATGACTGATGGCAGGGTATCGATAACGGGGACTGCTGATATAATGGCTAATAGGATGATTAATAACAAAAAAGACCCTGAAATCAGAACTGCTTTAACTCTTTTGGATAATAATGGTACTTATCAATATAAGGGCTACGATATTGAAAGCGTTCTGCCTGGAGAAACAATACAGATTCTTAATATTAAACAGGGAGTTAAGACAACTTCTTTATGGGGGATAATGATTTGGGGTACTGATGTTTGGGGAGCAACCTTAGCTTATACTGCTGCTGATGTAATCCAAATTATGTCTATTGACTATACTCCTGATGCTCTGGCGATTGAAGCAACCTCAAGGTTGCCAGACATCTCTAAAAGAATTGAAGATATTGATAGAAATTTAACAAGTTTACAGGTAAAGGATAATCCTACAGCACCTGTAGCAGGATAACAGAAAGGAGGGAATAAAAATGCCTTCAATACCAAATACATTTGTTAACGCAACAGTTGCCGACGCACCTAAAGTAAATGCTAATTTTACTGCTTTAGCTAATGCGATAAATCCATCTTTTGTTTTTACAGTGATAGGAACACTAACCACAGGAACTAGTGTTACTCCAGCCTTAATAGTACCTTTTAGTATGACGATTTTAAAGGCTTATGCTTATGTTAAAACAGTTAATACAGGGGCAACCTTAATTATTGACATAAATAAAAATGACGTTAGTATCTGGAATACTACTCAAGCTAATAGATTAACGATGGCAGATGGCGATGCCGACAAATATACAACGCAATCAAGTTTTGACACTACTGCCTTGGCAGAAGGGGACATTATAACAATTGATCTTGATGCCATCGGCACTACTATTGCGGGGGCAGATTTAACAGTTCAATTA